ATCATTACTAACCCAGATTTAGAGCGTGGCGGTGTTAATCCTGCGGCACTTCCCTTTGGAGGCACAGGCCCAATTGTACCAAAAAGCTTTACATACGTTTCGGGAGCTTCACACTTCCAAGAGTTTGGTGAGGGAAAATATACTCCAGCATTATTTACTACAGCATCCTTCTTTACATATGTAACAGGCGGTACTGCTGCAAGTCCATGGATGTTTGGAGATACTGCCCTAGGTGGAGGTATTCCAACAACCTCAGTTATTGGTGAGCCTATGCTCATTGCGTCTACCGGCTCCGGTGCAACAATGCCTGGATTTACAGGTTCTTGGCATTGGCCATCACATGCGCTTCGCTCAAGTTCAGCTGACGCCGGCAATCCTGGTAAGAAAGCATTCTTCGGAATTCAACCAACAAGAGCACAAAACTCAACTATATATGACGAAGATTATGGCGACTACAACAAAGGCTTGCCTTTCGATTCAGACGTCGGTGGAAGATTTGATACAATTGGCACAAACGGACAACAAGCTCCGACCAATGCGCAATACTCATTTATCTTCTCCTTGGACGATCTTAAGATCTCTGGCGCTGACGGAATTTACTTCTCTGGCTCTAGAAAGAATGGAACTTCAATCAGTGCAGTTAGTTCTAGTTTTGCAAAAGTTCTTGATAGTCATGATAGATTCTGGATGCCAATGTTCGGCGGCACAGATGGATTCGACATTACCGAAAAAGAACCTTTACGCAATTCATTGTGGGCATCTACCACTACAAACCTACAAGACCATGCCCTAAACACGGTAATCAGAGGCATACACACTGTTGCTGATGCTGAAGTTGTGGAATGCAATCTTCTGGCCGTACCTGGCGTTACGAACACTAAAGTCACCGACTTGATGCTTGAAACATGTTCGGACAGAGCTGATGCTCTAGCGATTGTTGACTTGGAAGGTATATTCACGCCTGATACAGAGAACACCAGTTCCTACGCGGACAATCTAGGTTCAGTAGACACGGCAGTCTCTAACATTCAAGCTCGTGACCTAAACAACAGCTACGGATGTGCATACTACCCTTGGATTCAAATCCGAGATACTAAATCAGACAGGCTTCTGTGGGCTCCGCCTTCAATTGCCGCTCTTGGCACGTTCGGAAGCTCCGAGGCTAAATCTGAATTGTGGTTCGCACCTGCTGGATTTAACAGAGGTGGCTTGTCCGCTGGTTCAGCTGGAATCCCAGTTGTGCAAGTTTCTGAAAGACTTACGTCTGCACAGAGAGACAAGCTCTACGAGAACAACATTAACCCAATTGCTAAGTTCCCAGCGGAAGGTATTGTAATCTTCGGACAGAAGACCCTACAGCAGACCCAATCTGCCTTGGACCGCATCAATGTTCGCAGATTGATGGTATTTATCAAGAAAGAGATTTCTAGAATTGCAGCTACGCTTCTGTTTGACCAGAACACTGCCGTAACTTGGAGTCGCTTCACTGGACAAGTAGAGCCTTTCCTTTCAAGTGTCAAAACTAGATTCGGTGTATCAGACTTTAAGGTTGTGCTAGATGAGACTACTACTACTCCAGATCTAATTGATAGAAATGTGATGTACGCTAAAATATTCATCAAGCCCACCAGAGCTATCGAGTTCATTGCAATTGACTTTGTAATAGCGAGAACCGGCGCATCGTTTGACGACTAGAGATAAAAAAGGGGGGCTATTTTGCGCCCCCAAACTAATTAATTTAGAATAGGAGAATTTAATACATGGCTACATCATTTTGGACAGACGGAACTTTACAAGATCCAAAAAGACAGTATAGGTTTCAATGCGTCCTTCCAAACCTTGGCGATCAAGGGTGCAGTTGGTTTATTAAAAGCGTCGACAGACCAAACCTATCGTTAAGTGAGGCAAGCCACGAGTATTTGAATCACACTTTCTATTATCCAGGAAGAGTTTCTTGGAACACAGTATCGATTACTTTAGTTGATCCAGTTAGTCCAGACGCCACAGCAATCATGATGGGTGCGATCCAAGATTCAGGATATAAGATTCCTGGTTCTGCTTCTGAACTATCCACAGTTTCAAAGTCCTCTTCCATTGCGGGATTGGGCACAGTGGAAATCAATGTACTTGACGCTGAAGGCGGCGTACTTGAGCAATGGAAACTAAATAATGGCTGGATTAAAAGCGTTAACCTTAGTGGCCTAGATTATGGCTCTGATGGTTTGACTAACGTAACAATCGATGTCAGATACGACTGGGCTACGTGCTCTATTCACGGCGATGCCGGTGGCAATGGTCCTTCCGCAGCAACGAAAATATTTAGTATATAATATATAATATATACATAGAGGTGAAATTTGAGAAATAATGAAGATCGCTTGGGCGCCCGCGAAGGAAATGCGGATGCTCCTGTCCAAGCAGCTAATCAATCTTCTGACGGCACTTTTTCTTTTGCAACTCCAACAGAGTTTGTAGAGTTGCCATCTAGAGGCAGGTACTATTCAGAAGAACATCCTTTGCACGGCAAAGAAGATATAGAGATCCGTTTTATGACGGCAAAAGACGAGGATATTTTAACTTCCCAAACCTTAATTAGAAAAGGTATTGCGGTCGATAGATTAATTGAGAATATTCTTGTTGATAAGTCCATTAACATTGATGATTTGTATATCGGTGACAAAAACGCAATTACGGTTGCGGCTAGGATTACTGGCTATGGTGAGGACTATATTACAAGAGTAACCTGTCCTTCGTGTAGAGAATCTTCGGATTATTCATTTAACTTAAAAGAGTGTTCAACTTATGTCGGTAATATACCAGAACAACATAAGCATTGCATAGAAAAGCTAGAAAGTGGAAACCACATCGTAACAGTCCCAGCTAGCAAGGTAAAAGTTGAAGTTAGGCTGATGACGGGAAGAGATGAGCAATATTTGAGCAAGTTGGCAGAAAGCAAAAGAAAGAATAAATTACCCGAATCTTACTTAACTGATCAGCTTATGAGAATGATAGTTTCTGTAAACGGAGACTCTAGTAATTCATCTAGGCAGATGTTTGTCGATAATATGCCGGCAAGAGACTCTAAGTTTCTTCGGGGAGTGTATGCAGAAATAGTGCCAAACATAGATTTATCGCAAGTATACGCTTGCACTTCTTGCGATTTTGAGCAGGAAATGGAGGTTCCGTTTACGACGGAATTTTTTTGGCCTAAATGATGAATATATAGCTAACGTTTATGAAGAATTCTTTGTCTTAAAATATTATGGTAGCTGGAGCTTTACGGAAGTGTATAATCTCCCCATAAGAATTAGAAGGTGGTTCCTTGATAGGTTGGCAACACAAATAGAAAAAGAAAATAAAGCAGTAGAAGATTCAATTCAGCAGTCACGCTCACAATCAAGTTCTGGATAGTATTGTCTATAGACTTGGCTTTATTTTATTTTTCTCACTATTTACTGATATAAGCTGGAGGTCTAACATCATGAAGACTCTTAATGAGGATAAACTGACCGAGATCGTTATAGACTTGGAAGAAATCAAAAAGAACAAGCTAAACGAAAGTTGGTTGGCTATGTTCGGGTATCAAATTCAAGTCCTGATGAGAAGAATGTTCGGGGGAGCTCAGATACCTGTAACGGTAAAAGGAAACCCCAGAGAAGTCGATGCGTTTGCAAAAGCAATTGGCAAAGAAAAGAAATACATTCAAACAGCCAAAGACTATGGGTTGGAAGACCCAAGAACTTATAAAGATAAGTCTTTGCTTAAAAAAGCGACATCAAAGTTCGAAAGAGTAACCGGCATAAAGTGGCCATTTAAATAAGGGGTTTTTAAATGGCGACACCAGAAGAATTAGCACAACAGGAAAGGCTAGCAAAGCAATTAAGTACGGCCTTGCAAGAGTTGGAAGATGCATATGGAGATCTAGATCAAAACATAGAAAACCATGCTGCAACTTTAAATGGTGTCAATGCTAAAACTCGTGCACAAAAAGAGGCCCTGTTGGATGCCCTGAAAGCACAAAGAAGATACGCAAAGGCTACTGGCGCAACTTCGGACGAACTTGCAGCCTTCGCTAGGGGAATAGATAAGGCAGCAGCATCACTTAAGAGCTTATCTGGCTATGCATCGTCCTTTAGCGGCCAGATTCGTGGCATGATGGGAATAACCACTTCTTGGAAAGATAATTGGGCAGCAACGTTGGCCGTTGGCGTCCAAGAGGCTGGTGGTCTAAACAAGGCCATGAAAAAGATGCAAGACGACTTTAATAAAACAGGAAACCGAGCAAATGTTCTCGGATCAACTGTTCTTAAAGTAACAGAGATGCTTTCTGGTGCTTTCGCCTCGGTTGTCAACAGAACGATGGCATTGGTTAATGCGCTAGATGGCGCACAAGTTTCTTTCAGTAGGCTAACTGGTGGCGCACCACAATATAGAGACGCAATAGTTTCTTTAGAGCGAGATTTTTATAAATTTGGTCTCACCGCAGAAGACGCTGCGAACGTTATGGGCTCTTTATACTCTTCTGTGTCTGGCTTCACAGCAATGTCCAGTAGAACACAGAAGGCTGTTCGAGAATCAACTGCATTACTTGTTACGATGGGTATCGATGCAGAAGACGCAGCAAGAAATATAGAATTTTTAAACAGATCGCTGGGAATGACTGGCGGCCAAGCAGCGCAAGTTAACCAACAATTGTTTTCAGCCGCACAACAGCTTGGAATATCCACCAACAAGATGATATCTGATTTTGCACAGATGGGTCCACAATTTGCAGTGTTCGGAAATCAAGCAGTTTCAACATTCGTTAGGATTGAAGCCGCCGCGAAACAAACAGGTGTTGCGATGGAGAGAATATTGTCAATTACTGCAAAGTTTGACAGGTTCGATACAGCAGCTGAATCTGTTGGTAATTTGAATGCAATATTGGGTGGTCCGTATTTGAGCGTTATGAAGATGGTTCAACAAACAGATCCAACACAAAGAATGGCAATGTTGAGTAATGCAGTTAGAGAAGCGGGGCGATCCTTTGAACAATTGGGCTACTTCGAGAGAAAAGCACTTGCTGAAGGCATGGGCTTGGAAAGCGTAAATGAGTTGGCTTTGGTTATGAGAGGAAGGTTTGATCTGGTAGCTGGCGCGACACAGAAATCTTCCTTTGAAATAGAACAGCTTGCAGAACAAACGAGAGACTTTAACACAATACAATCAGAACTTCAACAAACAATGAGGATAATTGCCATACAGGTCGGCCCTATGCTTATAAGCGCATTGAAAGGCGTGGCACAATGGATACAACAAAATGCATCCCTTATTCAGATGGCAGTTCCAATTGTAGTCGGTCTTAAAACAGCAATGATTGGCTTGCAAATGGCTTCTTATGCCACCGCCGCCGGCTTGGGCGCTCTCGGCGCGGGTCTTGGCGGATTATCGATAATCGCAGGAATCGGTGCCTACTTTGTCACCTCTCGTTCGCAGGTCATGGGTTTCGCCAGTGCAGTCGACAACCTTGGAGAATCCTTGGACGCTTTGCCTTCCAGCAGTACAGTCGAACTTCGAAAGACTTATGCAGCCGCTCAAGCTCCATTATCCGCTGGTAGCACCGCCTTTGGTGTTAATAGGACACCATCAGCAATGGCTCAAATGGCGGGACTTCAAGCATCACGAGCGCCAATTATAGTAAATACTCGAAGTACACTTGAGGTCGACGGAGCCGCCATGGCGTCCGCAGTCGCAAGACATACAGCATAATAAGGGGGAAAATAAATGGCAACATCAATAGAATATGATAATATAGCTAATGCATTGGCAGGTGCATACGACATAACTGATGCTTTGCAGGGGCAACTCGGACAATCGATTGATTTTTATCATGAGATATCTGAAACAGCCTTGAGCTTTAAAGCTTTTGATATTTCTTATTCTGAAAATGTGCAGAATGATTGGGAAGAAGTGACACTACCAAGAAGGGTCAATAATAGCTATACTTGGAACAAAGTAACTCGTGGCATATCGTTGTCTTGGTCGCTGCCAGCATTTAACTTGTCAGAGGCACAGCAAAATCTTGAAAAGTGTTCATTGTTTGTCCGAATGATGTATCCCCAGATAGGCGAGCATGGCGAGGTTACCAGCGGTAATCCTATATGGTACATGAGCGTTATGAACTGGGCCCATTCGGCCG